GCGGCGGTGGCGGCTCTGCTGGGTCATCAGCTGGCGCGGGAGGCTCTGGCGGTGGCGGCGCCGGAAAAACTGCATCTACCAGCACTGGAGATGCGGGAACAGCGAACACTGGTGGCGGCGGTGGCGCAGGACGAGGGAACACAGGCGCTGGCGGAAACGGCGGCTCCGGTATTGTCATCATCCGTTATCAGTTCCAGGAGTGATTGAAATGGCGCACTTTGCTGAGATTGATGAAACGAACACTGTCTTGCGCGTCATTGTCGTAGACAATGATTCAATCGGAAATCTCCCTTTCCCTGAGAGCGAGCCTGTCGGTATCGCCTTTTGCCAGTCGCTCTTTGGTGCGAATACACGTTGGTTGCAGACCAGCTACAATAAAAACTTCCGGGTTCATTACGCGGGTGTCGGGAACATATATGACCCGGCTAGAGACGCATTTATACCTACCCGTCCAGAGGGTGATGGGTGGGTCTTTGACGAGTCAACGCTTACTTGGCGGAACCCAGAGCTTATAGAGCCTGAAGACGCCAACCTCATGGGGGTGACCCGTGTCTAAACCGATCACCGACATTAAGATCGTTGATAATGTCTTTGTTAAGCTTCACGTCTTTAAAGACGCTGGAGACACGCATGACGGACATGCTCACGTCTTTGACCACATTACCCTGCTCTCATCAGGCCGCGTGTTGATGAAGCACGACAATGGCGAGCAAGAGTTTTCGGCACCTCACCTGATTGTGACGCCAAAGGGCGTTGTTCATCAGTTTGTGGCCTTGGAACCAAACACGATCTTTTGCTGCATCCATGCTATCCGGTCGGCAGATGGCGAGGTGATCGCACCGGACACCGACCCGTTCGACGCCGAAAGATACACAGAGCATCTGGTTATCAGAAAGTGACGGTGCGGCAGCTGGACCTGTCAGGGCTTTCGTGCCCAATCCCGATCATCATGGCCCATCGCGGTCTGTCTGCCCTTAGTGACGGCGACGTGCTTGTAGTCACTGCTACAGATCCTCTTGCAGATCAGGATTTTCAGGACTACTGCCGCTCTTCTGGACACGCGTTACTGCGTATGGAGCAACAGGGACAGTCGTTGACGTTTTATCTTCAGAAGCGCGAACAGGAGCAAAGTTAAGCCATTTAGCATTTAACCGGCATTGAAGGGGGAAAGCTATGCCGCTGAAGATTTGTGTCTACGCCATATCCAAAAACGAAGAGCACTTCGTGGCGCGGTTCTGTGAAAGCGCCAAAGAGGCCGACGTGATCCTCATCGCTGACACGGGGAGCACAGATGCCACAGTGGAAAAGGCTACTGAGTGTGGTGCTAGTGTTTATAGCATCCACATTTCTCCTTGGCGCTTTGATCTTGCCCGGAATGCTGCTCTTGCCCTTGTCCCGGCTGATGTCGATGTCTGCATCTCCCTAGACCTAGACGAGGTTCTGGAGCCCGGCTGGCGTGAAGAGATTGAACAGGTTTGGGTGCCCGGAGAGACGACAAACCTCTGGTATCTGTTCGACTGGGGCTGCGGGATCAGATTCCCGTATCGCAAAATCCATAGTCGTCATGGCTACAAGTGGAAGCACCCATGCCATGAGGATCTTCACATAGATCCTCGCGTGACAGAAGTCCGCGCCAGTACCGATAAGCTTTTGGTAAGCCACTACCCTGACCCGACCAAGAGCCGGGGGCAGTACATGGACATCTTGGAAGCTGCGGTTAAAGAGGACGACCGCGATCCGACCCACTACTTCTACTACTCCCGCGAGTTAACATTTTACCGGCGCTGGGATGAAGCCATTGTCGCGCTGAAGAAGTACCTCGCCATGGATGCAGCGAGCAACCAGAACGAGCGCTGCTATGCCATGCGCCTCCTCGGGAAGTCGTATGCCGAGAAGGGGAACAGCGCAGAGGCTGAGAAGTGGTACACTATGGCTTCTGGCGAGGCCCCGAACACCCGAGAGCCGTGGTGCGAGCTTGCCATGTTAATGTACAGGCAGCATCGCTGGGAGGAGTGCTTCGCATTTTCTATGCGGGCGCTTCGGATTAAGGACAAGTCTCTGGTTTACACCTGCGACCCGGCAGTCTGGGGATATTGGCCTCATGATCTCGCCAGTATCTCGGCGTGGCATCTTGGCTTAAAAGAGATAGCTGTCGAACAGGCGAAGATTTGTGTAGAATTAGCGCCGGACGATGAGCGGTTGAAGGCTAATTTAGCCTTCTGTCTGGAGTCCATTTAGCGCAACTGGGAACAAGGTTCTGCCCATGGACATGCAGTCGCTTCTTAACATTGCTGCGGGTGGTGCGATTGCAGTCGGCGGATGGTTCGCTCGGCAACTTTGGGACAGTGTTCAAAAGCTGAAGGAGGAGGTTCACCAGATTGAAGTGGACCTCCCCCACAATTATGTCCGGCGAGATGAGTTCAGGGACGTTCTGAAAGAAATTCGCGATATACAGACAGAGATATTCCGCAAAATTGACGACTTGAGAAAAGACAAAGTTGACAAATAGGAGCCTGCAATGCTTAAGCATGGCAACACGGCTGTAGACACCATTTTTGTCCACTGTTCGGCTACTCAGCCGGACTGGATGGGGGACCATCCGCTGTCCGCAAAGGTCGCGGAAATCACCCGCTGGCACAAAAATCGTGGTTGGGGCACAATTGGCTACCATTGGATCATCGACCGGAATGGTGAGATCACCAAGGGCCGAGACGAAGGTGTGCCGGGTGCGCATGTCGCCGGTCACAATACTGGCTCTATCGGAATCTGCCTGATTGGCGGTCACGGCTCCAGCGAAAACGACCGTTTCGGGGAGAACTACACCACTGAGCAGGAACAGGCTCTCCTGAACCTTATTGAAGACATCAAGACTCGCGCCAAGATCACCAAGGTTCGCGGTCACAATGAAGTCGCGGCAAAAGCGTGCCCCGGATTCAACGTAAAGCGCTGGATGCAGGGCAAACCCGCCAAGGCGAAGGTCACCGAAAGCACGACCGTGAAGGCCAGCGCGGCTCAGATTGCTTCTGGCGCGGCAGGCGGAGTGACTGCGATTGCTGCTCTGGACGGGAGTGCTCAGATCGTCATTCTTCTGATCTGCGCTGTCGTCATCATTGCCGGGGCGTGGATCATGCGCGAGCGTATCCGCAAGTGGGCCAGGGAAAACTCAGCATGATGATCTGGCTCCGATGGGTGTTTTCGCCGGTTGGGCGAACGGTCGCCGCAATCGGAGCTTTTTTCGCAATTCTCTTCGCGGCCTACATGAAAGGGCGCAGAGAGGGCACTGAATCACTGAGACAGGAGCAGGCCGATGAGCGGGAGCGTAGGCTTAAGGACGCGCTGGAAGCTGATCGTCGTGCTCGCGAGCGGATTGACCGTGGGGGGCTGCTGGAAAACGACGGACACCGCCGCGATTGATGCCTGCATTGTATGGCAGCCAGTCAGTTGGTCCCAGAAAGATACGCCTCGGACAATTGAAGAGGTTAAGCTTAATAATGCCCGCTGGGAGGGTTGGTGCAAGGGTCGCCGTTAAGTGGTAGAATATCTGCGGATTGGAGCCCAGTATGACCACCGGCCTCACTTATTCAACCTATAAAACCCAGATCGCGACCCTTGCGGTTGTAGAGGAAAATGACGCCAATTTCCTCACGATACTTCCGCAGACGATCACCTATGCCGAAAACAGGATGTACCGTGATCTGGACTTCCTGTTCACCAGCGACACCTACGTCGCTACGCTTTCGGTCGGTAACAGGGTTTTAACGATCCCTGAAGGGACGTTCGTTGTTACAGATCAGATCAATGTGATTACGCCGGTTGGCCAGTCCAATCCTGATGCGTCCGATGCCACTCGTGTGCCGTGTCTTCCGGCCACTAAGGAGTTTTTGGACGCTGTTTACGGGTCTTCAATTCCCGCAAATCGCGGGGTTCCTAAGTATTTTGTTCCATTCAATGACAATGTGTTCCTCTTCGGGCCGGTTCCGAACCAGAACTATTCCGTAGAGATTGTCGGAACGTATCGTCCTGCCAGCCTTTCTGTGTCCAACACTGAGACGTTTATCAGTAAGTATCTGCCAGATCTCTTCATCATGGCCAGCATGATTTACATCAGCGGCTACCAGAGGAACTTTGGCCGCGCCAACGATGAGCCTCAGATGGCGGTGACGTATGAAAGCCAGTATCAGGCCCTGCTGAAGGG